ACCAACAACAGATCATGAAGATAAAGAAAAAGAAACTACTGAAATACTTCAAGGAGATGGGAAAAACCTACCAAAAAGAAGCAGAGATTGCTGCTAGGGATGGGGAAGAGTTAAACGCGATTGAAGAAGAAATAATCTCAAGATTCGCCAGTCACTGCACCATCAATCAAGTAATTAAATGAATACCAAAAACCAAATTAAGGGTCTCACCAAATACAAGCGAGACATCATCGAAAAAGTATGCTCGCTCGTCGCCGAGGAGTTCGCGGTAGGCGAAGAAGACCTCTTCAAAAAATCCAGAGCCTTCCGATACTCTACGCCCAGATCAGTCGCGGCAGGACTGCTGCGGGTGAACTACGGAATCCAGTATCAGATCCTCGCGGACTATTTCGGATACGTCTCGCATAGTAGTATCATCCACGCTGTTAAATCGGTAGACCATAAAATAAAAACTGATCCTGAGATCAGGTCTATTATCCGAAATATCTTGAAGAGCGTCGCTAAAGAAATTAAACCTAGTTCTTAACTTTTTACTTAAACATTATGAGTAACCAACCAGACCACCAAAGCAGAGGTCACGCGGAGTTCTCTCCGTCGAGCCTGAAGTATGTAGCCGCCTGCGCTGGCTACCAAGGCCGAGACGGCACGTCACCCGCCGCTGAGATGGGGACGAGAATCCATGAGGCTCTTGAAGTCTTCGACCCTTCCGCACTCCACACCGAACAGGAACATGAGATCTACGAGCAGATCGTTAAGATGGAGCAGGACTTCATGGATAACTTCGACGAGATCGAGGAAGAGCTTAACGAGATCCAAGTTGAGGTTGCCCTAGATGGCACTGAGACATGGGGAACCTGCGACCGATTCTTGATCCTCAAAGGAGGAAAACGAGCCGTCATGTCTGATTACAAAACCGGAATCAGTATCATCGACCCGCCCGAAAAGAACTGGCAAGCGAAGGCATACACGACCGGAGCGTTCCAGAAGTATCCCGACATCAAAGAGATCGTTTTTGCGTTTTATGTGCCGCAGCACAATGCGACGCTGCACCACACGTTTACGCGAGATGACCTACCTACTCTGGTCGAAGACCTTAGCCGAGTCATCAAGGCTGGCGAAGAAGTCAGACCTAAGTGGGAGTCAGGCACACCTGAACTGGAGGAATGCACCCCGACTCAGTATTGCCGATTCTGTAGGCATGAAGATACCTGTCCCGCACTAGGTGGTCTCGTTATCAGTGTGGCTAAGAAACTCGATACCACTCTACCGGACATCGATCCGACTGACGTTGATAATCCGGCCAGACTCTCTGAGCTATACAACATAGCGAAGATCGTGGAGAACTGGTCGATGTCGATTAAACGTAAAACACTCGACGCCCTCAAAGACGGCGAGCAGCTTGACGGTCTTAAACTCCGCTCGATGGGTAGGACTAGAAAGATCTCCGATAATGCGACTTTTGTAAAAATCGCAAAAAAACATGGAATAGATCTGGACACTCTGCTGGATCAAGTTAACTTCCCCCTCGCCAAGGTTGCTAAGAAAGCAGGAGCCGACAGCAAACAACCTTTCCTCGACGAATGCACAGATGCAGGAATCGTAGAAACATCAGACGAGCGGCACTGTGTCGCGACTCAATAAACCAAACCAATAATTGATATTATGGCTAAAACCCAAAAGCAAGAAGTCGTTGCTGCTGAGACCAACACTGGTCTCTCCACCAACGTAAGCGGAATCGAAATCGACGTAGAGGACATCGAGATTCCACGTATTAACGTCTGTCAAAAGATGTCTCAGTCTGACGCTCCAGTCGGATCGATTCTCTTCGACAAGACATATGAGATCGCCCCACCGGACACTCCGGTTAAAACGATCACCGTAGCTGCCCAGAAGGGCTGGCGGGAGAACATCCCTTTCGAGGAAGAGGATATCCCCCGCATCGCTTGGTCTAAATCCGAAGCCGACGCTATTGAAGCAGAGTCTAATTGGGACATGACTGAGTTCGCCGAGATCACTCTCCTCATGCGCCAGCCTGAAGGTAGTGAAGAAGGCGATGCGTTCCAGTTGCCAATCGGCGACCACAACTACGCATTGGGCAAGATCAACGTAGGGAAGAACGCATACCGTTCGACCTACAAGCGTCTTGCGACATTCGCTGCTCTCCAGTCTGGAGTTCCTATTCATAGCAAAGTGTGGAACTTCGTTTCTGAAGAACTAAGCAAGGGCAAGTATACTTGGTTTAATCCGTCGCTCACCGTGACGAAGGAAGAAGCCGACGAAGATGTCACCGCCTTTGTTAAAAACTTTCTCGGAGCGTAGTTATGACTGACCAAGAGAAAGAACAAAAAACCCGTTATCTCCTGCTTGAAGAGATCGAGATGCTCGACGGCATGATCGCTGAAGTCGAGGATCAACTCTCGCAAGTCGGGAGCAACTTGAGAAAGTTGCGGGTAGTTCGGGAGGCACTCCAGCACGTTACTGGCGAGCAGACTGAATTGGAATTGGACTAGGGATACTAGTAACACTAGTAGGATACAAGCCCACCGCAGAGTTTTTCAGTCTTTCCTTTGCGGTGGGCTTTTTCTGCTCACAAATATACTTATATGATTACATACGCATTAGATTTTGAAACCTACTACGACAAGCACTGCTCGATACGAAAGCTTGGCCCGTTAGGTTACTTCTCCCACTACGACTTCGACGCCTATATGGTGAGCGTTGTCGGAGATGACGGCTACGAATGGGTTGGCCACCCCGAAGATTTTGACTGGAACCTGCTTAACGGCAATATCGTTCTGTCACATAACGCATCATTCGATGAAACACTTTACCTATATGGGATCAACTGCGGTTGGTGGCCGGAGGTGAAACCAGCCGAGTGGCACTGCACCGCTGACATGGCCGCTGCGGTCGGCTTGCCGAGATCGCTGAAGAACTCAACTGCCGAAGCTTTCGATCTGGAGATCTCCAAATCCACCCGCGATAATATGTCAGGTAAGACGTGGGTGGGTATGACTAAAGAGTTCCAGAAGGAAGTAGAGGAATACGCCATCAAGGACTCCGTCCTCTGCCTCCGTCTATGGAAGGCTTATGAGTCTAAATGGTCGCAGTTTGAGCGGGACATCAGCGTCACGAACCGACGCATCGTCCAGAGGGGAATCCCGATTGACGTGGACGATCTACGCAAAGCTAAGGAGACCATCAACGAACTTATCTTTGAAACGGAGAAGGCGATTCCTTGGGCGGACGAGAAACCTTTACTTAGCCGTAAAGCGTTCGACGAACACTGCATCAATCTCGGCATCGAGCCACCTGCCTCTCTCGCTAAAACTGATGTAGATGCCCAGCGGTGGATACTGGCTCATGGTCACAAATATAAATGGATCGAGGCCGTGACGAACTGGCGTCGTATCAACACGATCAAGAAGAAGCTCGATAGCTTTGACTGCGCGACAATGCCGGACAACCGATACTACGGCGGCATCATGTATTTCGGCGGACACACCGGACGCTTCAGCGGTAGCGGCGGTAACCTTAATCTCCAGAACTTGCCGAGAGAAGGTATGTTCGGGGTCAATATGCGTAACCTTATTACTGCACCTAAAGGTAAGAAGCTAGTCGTCGTTGACCTTTCACAGATCGAAGTCCGCACTCTTTGCTGGCTATCGGGCGACCGAGATACGATGGACGCAATCGAAGAGTCGGACGATATCTACGAAGCGTTCGCGATCCAGTTCGGACTGTGGTCTGAAGATAAAGGAGTCCTGAAGAAGGAGGACGCCAAGCTGAGACATAAAGTCAAGGCTCTCGTATTGGGCTGCGGCTACGGTGCGGGTGCAAAACGGTTCGCTGAGATGTACGATATGCCCCAGCAAGAAGCCCAAGACGCTGTGGATCTTTACCGAACCAAGCTCGCTAAGGTTCCCCAATACTGGAAGAAACTCGGCAAACAAGTCGATAAAGCATACGACGTAGGTCGCCTGTCTCTGCCGCTACCGTCTGGTAGGTCTCTTAACTATGGGAATCTACGCAAGACTCTGGCTCAAGGACGCATCCAGTTTGTTTCCAGCATCAACCGGAACGGCCAGAAACGCATCATGAAACTATGGGGTGGAGTCCTCGCGGAGAATCTCTCACAGGCTCTGGCCAGAGATATTTTCAGTTTCATGATGTTAGAGATCGACAAGGCTGGCATAGACATTATCTTCCATGTTCACGATGAAGTGATCTGCGAGTGTGACGAAGCCGAAGCCGAAGAAACCCTACAAAAAATTACTCAAATTATGTCCACTCCTCCTGAGTGGATTAGCGATATCCCTCTGGATGCGGAGGGAGAAATTCTAACCCAATACCAAAAATAATGACCTACAGATATTTGCGTAACCTACGCGACAGCAAAGCCCAGAAAACAAGCGAACTCGATAACCTTAATCTAAAGAAACCATCATTTAAGAATAAAGCGGACTACCGAGAATGGTGCAGTAACAATAATACTGACCACGTATTCTATTCTTGTGTCGAAGGACGCGCCCCATCAAAACGAGTCAGCAACGACAATCCGGTTCACAAAATCCACGGTGTAGTAGCTGACTACGACTCACCCCTCGATTGGAAATCTTTTCGGAATAAGTTGGCCAACGCTTGTGTGGGTATACCACTCCCCACGTGGGCTAGCCGAACTCAAAGTGGTTACCTCCGACTAGTTTGGGAATTTGATTCGTCCATACCGATTGACCCCTCTATGTATGACTCGTTCATGGGTTACATAAACAAGTCGCTGAAGATGGACAAACTCTTTGCTGGTTTCGATAAGACTTCATTAAAACCCAATCAATATTTTGAGTTAGGTGAAGACTGGATTAAAACAGGAGATGCGATCCCGACAGACGTGGTCCATGCCTGCCTGTCTAAGGCTGTGTCATCGAAGCCGCCGGAATCTTCAGATACATCGGTTCCCCTAGACGTGGTTGCACCGGAAGTCGAATCCCGATTCCCGAACCGCTGGTTCGGTGAGTTTGAAGTAGGAGCCAGAGGCCCGTTGTTCTGGATCGATGATGGAATCGACCGAGACGGTTGTCAGGTCGTGGAGGACGGCGTTGTGTGTTACAGCGACCGTGCTGGTAAAGGGTTCATGAGTTGGGGAGATATCTTCGGCGGTTCGTTCGTCAAAGACTACGAGACCAAGAAGCTGTCTACCCTACTCGACGAATACTGGTTCAATGGTAAGACCTTCTTCAAGCTCCTATACGGAAACGCCGTGTCGATACCGAAGGAGCAACTCCTTCTAGAGCTTCGTCAAGCGGGGTTCTCTGTCAGGGTCAGGAGAGGTAGGGCGATCAGCGAGGTGGAGGAAGCTCTCCTCACGGTGAGCAACAACAACCGTATCGACGAGATCGCACCTGTGGTGTTCTCAAGCGAACGTATTGTGTCCTACAATGCTACCCGTATTCTCAACTGCTCTAACCTAGTTCCGGTGGAGCCAGACTCAGACGGAGATCCAGCCAAGTGGCCGTTCCTGCACCAATGGCTGAATCAGCTATTCGCGAATAGCTCAAAGAACTCCGCCTTAGATTATTTTTACTCATGGATGCAGCGTTTCTACACTGCGGTTTTGGATAGGGTTCCCTTACAGGGACAAGCTCTGCTGCTGGTCGGGCCGACAGGTCGTGGCAAGTCGCTATTGTCGAACAAAATTATCAGTGGCCTTGTAGGGGGTTTCTCTGATGCGTCTGACTACCTGTCAGGTCAGACGAAGTTCAACAAAGACTTAGGTCGTGTCGCCTCATGGGTTATTGACGATACGACCTCAGCAGCTAGCTTTCAAGACCAGAGACGTGCGACCGAACTGCTCAAGCGTGCGGTAGCTAATCCAAGAGTCGAGTATATGGCCAAGTATGCGGACGCCATGTCTATTCCTTGGACAGGTAGAGTTATTCTGTCGCTGAACATGGACGCCAACTCGCTGTCAGTGATCCCGTCTCTGGATACCAGTAACCGCGATAAGCTCATGGCTTTGTTGATTAGCAATAAGTCCACTAATAGTTTTCCGGCTAACTCACAGCTAGAGGCTACTATCGAACAAGAGCTACCGCACTTCGGTAAGTTCCTGCTCGACTGGAAGGTTCCCAAAGAGGTCGAGGACGTTGGTCGGTTCGGTGTGCAGTCATTCATCGACCCCACCATCGCGGACGCCGCTTACGACAACAGTAGTCGCAGTTCAATCGCGGAGTTGGTCGAGTTCTTCGCCAAGCGTTGCCGTGAGATTCACCCTGACATGGGTAAATGGAGCGGGACTCTGACTGAGTTTCAGGTGATGATCCACGATCTGAACAACGGGCGTGATGTCGGTTCTTCCCGTAATCTGGAGTTCTGCCGACGAGGCATGATCACTCTGGAAGAAGCTAGTCGGGTCAATGACAAGATCCGTCCCGTCATGTCCTACGGTCAGGGCGGTGGTAAATTATGGAGTATTGATCTCAGCGAGAATTACGATATAGGTTATGCAGCGGATGACAAACGAGGACATTCAGATAAAGAGGCAGGAGCTTTGCGGTGAGTTCTGGCTAGACCTGCGTGAAGCGATAGAGGCTGTGGGGGGAGACCCATCTACCATAGACCTCTACGCAGACGCACCACTTAGTGAGTTTATCGAACTCGTCGCGCCAAACGGAATAAGGCCCATCTTTAAAAATACGGGCCACATCCACCACAAAAAACTACCGCCGGAGGAAGAGTGACTCGAAAGCATCGGGCCGACGGGTCTTCTTAATCTCGATATTGTATCCGTCGGCCTTGAAGCGGAACCCGTCTTTATCGTGAGTCCCTCTCTTGTTGAATCGTTTTTTGTGGATGATCGTCTTCTTGGGCGTCCACCCACAGAGCCACACCTTCCGTAGACCTTTGTGGACCCGCATGAAGAAGTATATGTCGGCCTCAAACTTGCTGAACTTGGTGCTGACTACTGAGGCGTTGTATTCCAGCTTAGGTGGGGTGTTGCAGCTCTTAGCCTTAACGTCAACCTTGAGACCTTTGTATTCGTAGTCGTGGGTGTAGGACTTGTCGCCGACGTAGTTGAACTGCTTGAAGGTATTCTCGAAAGCGACTTCACCTAAGAAGCCTGTCATGTTGCCTTTGCCGTTCGTGAACGATGTCCTTAACTCTCCTAAAGCGTCGGATCTCCGGCACGCTTCCGCGACATCTTCAGGCGTAGGTTTGTATAGTATGAATCGACTCATGATTTGCGCTTACGCGCTTTCTTCAGGAGACTTTTTTTGCTCCTATAATTTGCGGTCTTCTCCGCGATCTTCTTAGGCTGCTTGACGAACTGCTTACCTTTCCGCATACCTTCACGCTTCTTGCTACTGGTTCGGGCATATTCCTCGTCAGTCAAAGCCTCACGCGCAGCCTTTGGCAAATATCGCTCTCCCGTTTTGAGTGAAGGCTTTCCAGACTTGGTTCCCCATTTCTCATCAGTCCAATTATCGAGAGATTTTTGTGGAGCTTTCTTAGGCATTAGTAACCGGATTGGGGTTTAGATCGTTTACGGATAATCTTCTTAGCCTTCTTCTTGGTAGATGGCTTAGTGTGGCCGTAGCCTTTCTTCTTCATGGCAAGGTGCTGCTCGTAGGTGTTAGCCTTGTAGCCTTTACCATTCTTGTCATACATCATGTGTGGTTTGAAGTCCTTCATTAGTCTCTGTAACCTCCTCCGGCTTTTTTGTATCTTGCTGCTAGTAGCTGTGCTTTTCGTGCGGACCATTGGCCAGCTTTACCGCCTTTGGTTCCGGCCTTGATTGAGTTAAATAAACGCTTCCTCATCGTAGTCTTCGTGTAGTTGCCTGCCTCGTTGACCTTTGATTTCTTCTTCATTCGGCCACCCTCTGTTCTACTCGTTCTGCGAACGATGCTTTCTTCTTCGCTTCCTCTTTCAGAAGGTTAGCGAGAAGATCCATTCTGGTGGCTACGCCTGAACCGGATTCTTTAGCCGCTTTATATTCGTCATTGTCGAGAAATTCTTTAGCGGCTTCAGTAAATTTACCTTCTCGGATGTTCTCCATCGTTTTAGGTGAGCCGGACAAGCCGCCTCTATAGACAGATGAAATAGCGGCGTCTTGAAGGTCTGGAGAAAGGTCGAAGAACTTGTCGCCAAGCATATCTGATTTAATCGCACGCGACGCTTTGTCGGTAATCGATTTCATCATCATGGCTTTGGCAGTTTCTTCAGTGACTGACTTACCGGAAAGATCGGCTTTTTTCGCGATACCGCTTTTACCCATTGTAATCTTGCCAGTGTAATAGGGCGACTTCTTGTAAGCGGCCTCACTACCGTCACCGATGAGGTTACCGTAGCCGATAGTCCAATATCCTTTGGAGTCTTTGTAGGGCTTGGCGACGAACCCTTCTTTGCTCTTAACCTCTTCTGCTATCTTTGAAAAACTGTAAGGCTTTTTGTTTGGTCTGACTAATACGGGATCTGGCATTACTTTAGGCGTTTAAGGATTCGTTCGTAGGCTGGAAAGAAGACCTCGTCGATGCATCGGACACAGGCTTCTTCTTCAAAGTTCTCGCAGAACGAGATACCAGCGATGTGGAAGGCGGCGTGTAGCATTTCATGACGTAAGGTCGGGATAATTTCGTGTTCTGGTAGCTTGTTGTGTAACTGGATTATCCGCTTCTCATGAAGATACTGACCGTAACAGTCCTCTAACTCAGTCTTGTGGATCTTTATCCGCTGACCTGCAATCGTGACTGATTTTAGGGATTTCACTTCTTGGATCTGTTACTTGATTTACTGAGTAGTTGTAAGTTCCCGCGTGAGTTGTTTCTAGGATTACCATCTTTGTGGTCAACGTCCTTGCCCTTGACCCGCTTGCCTAAAAGCCTCTCCATCTTACGGCGTGCGCCATTACGGCTAGCCCGATTCTTTTTCTGCTCCGGCTTGCTGTGGTAGTTGTCGTATTCTTTTTGGTAGTTCCTCATGGGTTGTTAAAGTAACTGACAATCGCCTGTGCGTATACGTCGGCCAGTAGTGAGTGCTTTGCGTCAAAGAGAACCCATTCCTTTGGGCAGCTACCGAAGAAAGGCTCGCAGATCACGGCTGGTGGTGGCACGGTCCTCAAGAACCCACCCCCGCGACCGCCCGATTCAATCGCCTTAATCCCTCTGTCCGACTGCACCTTAAAGGTCTCGGCATGGGCTTCGCGGAAACAAGCAGCCAGACGGCGACCGTTGTTGCTGGTGTGGTAATGTAAATATTCGTA